TACTCTAACTTTTCCGCCTTTTTTATAACCCATATAACTTTTAACAAATTTTACTAATTCTGGTTTAGTGGCGGTTTTTGTATTAATATCACCTTCATCTATCATGTTTGCGTCACTTAAAAATTTTATTAAATCTTTTTTAGATAATCTTTTGTACTCTTTTTTAAATGTCGCTTCATCTTTAATATCGTCATATCTACCCATTACTTACTCCTTTTATTTATCATCTGCAATCCTTGCTTACCAAAGCGGTATCCAAATGAGCTGCCTATTATTATATATAACATGTTGGCGAACCAATTTGGAGTTGATTCCTCTAAAAATATAAACCCTTCTTTAACAAATGGTTGTGTCCAAGGCAGAAAGGATGCCACGAGGATTGCCCCAAAAATCAAACTCCAAAATTCGTCCTTCCAGGATTCTCCCATCTGATTTGTAAGTGCCTGCTCATTAAGAAAACTAGAGGTGGCCTCAGTCTCATAAACTTTCGCTTCCGCTTTAGCTTTGGCTACCTTAACATCTGTTTCTGCTTTAGCTTTATCAACACGTCCTTGTAACCACGTACTGGCTAATGAACCTATAGGCCCTATTATCTGTCCTAAACCTAGCATTTTACTCTCCTTTTTGGTGAGGAAGGCAGGCACCCCTGCGAACCCTCCTCGTAAATCAACATTTCCATCTTCTTCTAGCTTGTCTCAGTCTACTATTTGGATCTTTTGCAGCTTTTGGAAACTTTTTCATCTGTCCTGCACTTCTTGCACAGTATGATTTACGTCTATTTGCTGCTTTACTACCTTTTTTTACTTTTCCAGTGACGGCTGTCTTTAATTTACTTCCAGGGTTCTCTCTTCTGTACCGAGCAACCCCTGCTTTTGTCATTCCAGCACCTTTTTTTGTAGAACGAAAGTATTTCTTTGTCTTTGGTGGTTGTTTATCCTTTTTTCTAGCCACGTTTCTTCCTTCTAACTGATTTTACTCTTCTAGGCTTACCTGCTGGTTGCCCTAATCTCTTTTTCTGGGCAATTCTTGTTCTTTTTTCTGTTGTTGTAAGCTCTTTTGAGGTTTTTGGGGTTTTAGAAGATACCCTCTTTGAGGGGCGACAATATGGAGTACCCCGTTTCTCACCTTTTTTTCTCCCACAAGCCTTCCCCGTGCGGACATCTTTCCAATCCTCCTTGAACCAACGCTTTAACGCTAAACCTTTTTTAGTTTTTCGTACAGCCACTAAAAAATCCTTGTTGTTTTACGCCTATTTTGAGCTACAGAACCGCATCCGTTGGCAATAAACCCACCATTTTTCAATGTAATGATACCACCTTCTGCTGCTTTTTTAGTTTTCTTCTTTTTACTTGACTTTCCATAGTTAGCCGCACCAACTTTTCGACATTTAGCAATCGCTCCAGAGGCATACGCTGACGGGAAAACTCTGTATCGTGATTTAACTTTATAATAACAAGCGTCTTTTGCCATAATTACCCCTTTATTTTCTTAGTTATCCATAAAAACAGTGCGTATACAACTAAACCATATACTGTCGCTATCCCAATATCAACTAAATGTTCACGCATATGATAGATGAATTGTATACCAGCTTCAACATCACTGCCACCACCTTCATTAAAATTAACTGTCTTAGTTAAATTTTCAACATCACTTATTGTTTGTTCCATCATTTACTTTTCCTTTTGAGGTACGCAATAAGTGGTAACATAAACTTGGGAAAACGCAGTTTGCTGGTGCGTGTTTTGTGCTCGAATTTTTTCGGCAAAGGAGAGACATGTGTTAAGATCTGAGAAAAAAACACGTTCCTGTATATCCGTTCCATGTAAAATTACTATTAATACCCATATCACTTACCATTTTCTTTCGATCTTGTAAATGCAGTCGTGCCCATAAATGTTGCAACGATACCTAAGTTTGCTACGACATACGTTGAGAGTAAAGCCGTTACCATCTCAACTCTTGCATCTGGTATTGCAGGTGACATAACTAACACGATTAATATAATAGATGATATAGAAGATACCCAGCAAAGCATACGCTGTTGGTCTTGCATTTTATCAGAGTTCTCAAGACGTATCATATGTTCAGTTCTGGACAATTCTTCATCACTTACAACACCATCACCATCTAAATCAAACTGTTCGTACTTACTTCCCTTTTGTAATTTTTTACTCATTTAAAACTGTCCTTTATACTTTTAACTACGTTCTTCAACGTAAAGGGTTTTTCATTGGGTCGATATTTACATTTCATTTCTCTTGGACATTGCACATTACCAGCACTCATGTCAATGTACTCATTCCATTGCGTATAGTTTGCTCCAACATAAACACAGATATGTTGATTCTCTGTTCTCATTTGTTTTGCTAATCTACACGTTGTATGTTCCTTGTCTCTTGCAAAAGTAACAATTGCTAAAAAAGAAATAATACAAAAGAAAATTAGGAAATAATAAATAAAATTGTATAACATAATCATCACGCAACACTCTTGCTAATAAGCCAGATCATCCAACCAAGAGCAGAAAATCCTATAAGACAAGCAATACCCATAATGGTATAATCTCGTATCATTTTTTGTTGCTCTGCTTTAGCATAAATGGCTTCCTGCCTGGCCTTGCGTATACGCCCCTCTTCACGCAACAAATCTTCGTAAGCCATTAAGCCATAGTGACCAATTAACCAGTTTTTAAGATCTTCTCTTTGTTTCTGTACTTTCTTTTTAGCAGCAAAAGATTCCATTGCAACTTCCTGGACAGAGCCGTTAAATAATTTATCAAAGGTTGACGGGTTGTTAGAGTTCTTATGAATGTTGTCGATATCTGAGACAGCACCCATCCATTTTCCTAGAGTTGCCGTGCAGTCTTCAAGCTCTTTTCCTGCTTGAACCATAGACACAAAAGTCTTGTAGCAAGTCGTAGCTGTAGTGACTGCTGCACCTAATGTGATTGGATCGATCATTGTCTCTTAGCAGATTGAGCGGCAATTCGCTCTCTGTTTACCTCATTCCTTTCGTCAGCAATATCTTCTTGTAACTCTAATCGTGCAGAGTCCGTTACAGCTTGTTGTTGTAATCGTTGTCTTTCGATATCAAGTCTTGCTGCGTCAGTTTGTGTCTTGTTCTGCTCTTGTTGTTGTTTGATTGCAAGTTCTTGTTGCCTTATCTGAACAAGTGGGTCTGGACCTTGTGGTGGTGGCATAAGATTTGGAATCATAGCATTAGTTAGTTCAAGTTCTATTTGTGATATTTTCATATCCATAGAAGATTGGTCTACAGGCATACCCTGCATTTGCATTTGTTGTAATTCCTGTTGTGCCATAGCTCGTGCTTTCAATGAAATATGTTCCATAACATGTGATATGAATACACCATAAACTTGTGGCGAAGTTTGGACAACGGGCAGTTTCATAAAAGAAACATGCATACTGACATGTGAATCATGGTCTTGCTCTGGAAACGCCTGCAATAATTCACCCATCAATGCTCTTGCGTTTTCAATGGCGGGATCTAGTGGTTGAGGTTGCGGTGGTGGAGGGAGAACCTCATCGATATTTTGCACTTCCAGAGCAAGATACATTCTTCTATATGCCTGGTACAAATTGTGAACCTGTGGGTTTGACTGTGCCAACTGCAATTGAGTCTGTGCCAATGTCACCCTTTGTGCCATAGAAAATATGTTTGGATCAGATACGGGAACAACATCAACACGTCCATCAAAATCTGATTGCTTAATCTGTCTGTCTCCACCACTTACATCATACGGATATTCTGGTGGAAGATTCTCTGCTAGTATTCTAGATAATAATCTAAATTCTTGTTTTTGTGCATAATGCAATCGCTTATGAATAGCAGACATAACTTTCATGCCACGTTCTAATAATGCGACTGTTGTTCCAACGGGCATATCTTTGCCCATGTTTTGGCCTGTCTGCTGGTCAGCAATAGAAACAAATCTCCGACCAGCATCAATCAATGACCCCAAAAGTTGTGCTAGAGTTGCAGATGGTTCTTTAAATGGCAGAGGAATAATTGAATTTCTGATGTCACCTCCAGGTGCGTCAATGTCCCTGAACTCGCCTGGGTTGAGAGGCTCATCATCATTTCGTATCCTCAAACCTCTTGCTTTAAAACCAGCAGGCAGGTTCGCTAAAGTTCCAGAATCAATTAACTGTCTCAAGATACTCGTGGCTGCTCTCCCCAAGCCTCCAATCATATGTATAAGACCAAATCCATAGAACCCTAATCCTGGAAGAAATTTGTAGTGCACGAAGTATTGTACTTTTTTCTTCATAGGATCTTGTGCCGCATAGTTTCTTCTTATGGATAAAACCTCTCCACTACCTTTATCTAATGTAACTATGTAAGGTAATTTAACTCCAGTTGGCTCACCCATCTGATCCATATCTTCAAATCCTTCAATGTCTAAATCAACATGCATTTCAAGGATTGTGTAAATATCATCTGTGTGCGACTTATCCGTTCCGTCAAGCTCTCTTATCTTTTCCTTAACAGAATCATCTGACTCATCATAAGATGAGGATAGTTCAATATCTCTATATTCACCAGCAACTTGCAGTTTTCTAACTTGGTTTTCATCCATCCGCAGTACATGTGTTACACGGCTTGATGTTGCAATGTCCGAGGCTGAATATGGAATGACCATATCTTCAGCTGGTACAAACATGGCTACTGCACGTTGCTTCAACGGATCATAATAAACTTTCTTAAATGTCGAACCAGATAACGGCAAGTAAAACAGCATCTGATCTGTATCTGGATCAAACTCTTCCATCACTTCTGTGATCTGGTAATTCATAAAGTCCTTGACACGAGTTGCCTGTTCTTCCCGTGCCTGGTCTTTCATTCCTATGATCTGTGTTTTTACTGGGCCACCTGCGGGTAATAGTTCCTTGTAGCATTGTGCCTGGAACTGGGTTACAGATTCTGCAATCAATGGATGCGTTACACCAGATGCACCAGCAAAAGGCTGTGTTCTTTCTTCATACTTAACACCTAGTAAATCCAGACCTTTGACATATCCTTCCTGCCACTCGGATCTTGAATCATTGTCTTCTTCATACTGTGCAACAAGGTCACTGGACATCTCACCTAAGATTCCATCATCTAGAACCTCTGCCAGATTAGCATTGTGATCATAGACTTCCGTCTCAACTTCCATGCCTTCGCCACCCATCAAAGCTTCAAGGATAGCACCACCTTTACCATCTTCCGTAATATCAACGCCACCTGCAAATTCTTCTGGTGATGCAATCTCCATTTCAACTTGAGGAAGAGCTTCTTCCTCTGGACCACCAGGTCCGATAGGTATCTCTGCCATTAGAATATCCTCACTTTTCCGCCACCTTTAAATTGTCTGACCAATCCGCCTCTTGCACCTTTGACAAGTTCTGGACCTCGCATCTCTTCGTTGAATATTGTCCATACTTCATACTCTTCATCATTTAATGACTCGGGTCCAAACTCACTTGCTCTACTTCTGATTTTACCAATTCTGCCTTTTCCTTCTCGTACCAAGGCATTAAGTTTTTCACTTTTATAAGGTCCATCTTTACTCATTAGAATGTCCTCACTTTACCACCTTGATTATATTTTTTACCAGCAAGTGGAGCTCCAGGTGCTTTTATCATAACTCCTCCTTTGTCAAACTCCAGATAAATAATATCATCAATAACGTCTTGTTTATACCCTAATCGTTTCAGTTGACGTATACGATTTTGCATTGCTTTAGGTGTTTTTTTATTATTAGACATCAGTAATACTCC